AATGCCAGCATGTCGGCCGTCTTCAATTGTTGGGACGTGATAGTCGGGGTACTCGTCCCCACGAACCAGCTCATACCCCTCGCGGAGCTTTCCAGAGATGTTCGTGCGGTCGTCCATACCACCAGCTTCAGCCCGAATCCAACGGTGCTTATATCCAGGAGGCGGGGGTGGCGCATCCAGTCGTGAAGGGGGAGCCCAAGGTTTACGTCGCGCATCTTTCTCACGAGATTCGACCCCGCGAGAACTGCGATTGAGTGTAGGTACTTTAACGTCTGACATGGTCTTACTCCTTTACGTACTTGGCATATTCCTCAAGAGGAACACCCAGTTTTTTGGCAATTGCAACTTGACTTGGGGTCAACTTAACAGTGCGGCGTGCGTTGTTGATACCCGATGATCGGGATGCAGGTGCCACCGTTTGCACGAGTCTGGCGGACCTGTTAGTTTGCGCATGCTGACCCCCACCCAATTTCTGGGGGAAGGTCTGCTTTAAGCGATTGTCTAGCTCATCATAATACTCATTGCTGTTTGGGTCAAATCCTTCGCTTTGAATTAACTGGCGATGGATTCCCCATGCTGCATGAGTCATGGCTGTATCTCGGCCGTACCAAGGATTGCGTTCAGCCCATTCCTCGACACGTGGGTCAACTTCCTGCTGAACCTGTACCTGGGGCTGCTGTGCAGCTTGCTGTGCAGCGACCTGTTGCTGCTGTGTCCACTGCTGGACCTGCTGCTCGCGCTGCTGGGTAGCATGGGTAATCTGGTTCTGCTCCATAGTGAGCGAAGTCAGGCGCTGCTGGGCTTCCGTTTCGGTGTCAATGTCACCTTCCTCACGGGCCTTGCGGATGATCTGCTTGAGAGCTACCACCTGCGTCTGAACGCGGCCATTGGCCTCGCCCAGGCGTTCGCTGTCAGCGGTCATGTACTGCTGCTCGAGCTGCGTAGCGCGGGCCTGTACGCTCTTAGCGTACTCCAAGGCTGCTTGCTCGCGGCGCTGGGTCTCGCGCAGGCGCGCGGTCAGCTTGTCGATGCGTTTCTTGACGCCTTCGCTGTACTGGTCAAGTTCTCCACCCTCATTGGGCGGCTGTGAAGTAGTCTCGACCCGAGGCGCTTGGGGCTTGTCCAACACTTCAGCAGCACCGTCCTCCCCAATTGCAACGGTGGCCGGACTTTCGTCCTCACCTATCTTAAATTCAAGTTCGTCATTCATGTCATTGCTCCTTTACATGTGCAGAATGTCTTCGGGACTGTTCACCACTCCAAGTACCTCATCGTCGTTGATGAGACGAATCTCACCACCGTCAATTGGGATGCGTGCGCCAGCGTAGCGGCCAAAAATAATCCAATCACCCTCTTTGCACCAGGCACCAGTGGGAAATTTAGATTGATCGGCGTAAGCTAGAGACCCTACCTTTAGGACGTAGCCGCACACTGTGCCAAGCTGGGTCCTGCGCTGAGTTTCTTCGGACAGGACAATGCCGCCCTTGCTCTTCTCAGCGCCTCGGTAAGGAAGAATGGCAATGCGCCACCCTGTAGGCTGGGGAATGGTGTCTACAACCGCTTGGCTGAGTTTCTCTGGGTCGAAACCCAGCTCTGTGTAAGCATCGTCAAGGGCAGGCGGTTTGTTAACTGCCTCCTCAGCCCACTTACGCTCCAAGGCGGTCATGTTGATTTCAGGTACTTCTGCGGTTTCCATGGTCTTCCTTTACTTGAGAAAATCGTCTGTTTCGTCCGTGACTTTTTTGAGTAAATCTTTCACGGAGTCTTCAACCATTCTCAAACCCTCAAGGCGACCCATCATGAAGCGATACCGCTCCATGTCTGTGATGGTTCCGTTCAAGACAATCTGTTTAGATTGATCTTGGAGTTTCCTGATTTCTTTCAGAACTGCTTCTGCAAATTCAAGCATGGTGTTTCCATGAAAAGCAGACGGTACAAGGCCCCGTCTGATAGCACTTACTCACGAATTAGTATATCTTAACGGGACGATTGCCGTCTTTCTTTTTTACTATCTTGTAGGGGCCCTGAACTCCTTTTGAAGTCTCCACGCCCCCGCCCTTGGCCATCTTAGTTTTTCCTGCCTTGCTGTAAGCAACGGCAACGGCTTGTTTTACGGCAGCAGCTTTGCTCTTTGGCTTGCTGGTGCCGATCACTCCGTCTTGTTTGTAGTCGCGGACAATCTCTCCGATGTTGGAGCTAATCGTCTTCCTGCTGGAACCTTTTTTAAGCGGCATATCGGCCTCCTGGTTGTTGGGTCTGATTGACCTTTTCCTGCTGCAACTGCAGCTTCTGCTGGTTAACTTGGTTAGTCTGCTGTGCCTTCTGCTGATCCAAGGCCAAGCGCTGCTGGTCAAGGCCAATGCGGGCCTTGTCTGCCTCTGCACGCTGGGCAATCTCTTTCTCCTTGATCTGCACCAAGGGATCAGGACCTTCGCCGCCCGCAAACTTGTCTTGCATTTCGCGCACTTCCTTCATGCCCATGGCAATGTTGATAGCGACCATGCCTTCTCTTTGGATGGCAGAGACCATGCGATCCGGATCGGTTCCATACTGCTTGAACAGCTCGACTTCCATGTCCTCTTCTGCGCGCAGACGAATGTGATCCAAGATATGCTTTTGCAACTCAGCTGCAGACATTGGGTTGGCTTGCAAAATAGGCGACATGCCCATCATCAAGTGCGTTGCAATGTGCGCGTCGTGCTGTTGGCCAGCAAATGCTTTGAGCTTCATGCCGTTGAGCACGTCACTGTTCTCGGACGCAGGGTCGCGAGGCATGTTGGTGTTCTGTGGCAGTAGCACTCCGTCAATGTCACGGATGTTCAGCGCTGCATACATGCGGTAGTAGGCCTCGTACATGTTGTGCATGTTCGGGGCGCTTTGGGCCAGCTGCAATTGCATCTGGGCCAGCTGAATACGCTGTGCAGAGCTGAAGATGTTGGGGTCAGCCACGGGCTGCACCGACACCATGGTGTCAAAGTCTGCTTTCTTGATCTTGCGGCTGGCACCTGGTACGTCGTAGGGGTACTCGTCCGGCATGTACTGGCCAAAACCTTCAAACAGCAAGCGGAACTCCAGCGTTTGTGCATAGTGCAAGCGTTTGTGGATGCTGGACATGACCATAGAGCCGCGTTCAAGCAGCGCAAGGGTAGTTCCCACCTGTGCGTACTGGTTTCCGTCGCCCACTTGCATGTCGGCAGTGCTGGACAGGCGTTTGCCTGAGTCCACCAAGAAGCCCATCAGGGCAAACAGCACTTGGCTCGGCTCTTTGTAGGGTAATGGCAACAAAGAGGCGGCAAGTTCTGCCCCGCCGGCGTCAATGTCACGCCATTCGCCTGGTTGGATTGGGTTAGAGTCGTCCGCGATCCGCGCGCCACGGGCTTTGAAGCCTGCAGGGAGGTTAGCGAGCGTGCCAGCGTCAATCAGCTGGCGCAAAGCGCTTGTAGCGGCCTTACCAAGGCCTCCGATGAGGTGCACAAAGCCCAAGCCGTAAGCTCCGGGGCCCTCGACCAGCACGTAATGCACAAAATAGTTGCGACGTGTGCATCTTTCGTCGTTTTCTTTCCAGTTGCGACGAATTCCGACCACCCTAAGGGTGTCTTCAGCAAGAGTCACTACGTATGGGCGCTTAATTCCGGTCGGTTCGCCGTCTTCATCCATGTCCTCAAAGCCTGTGAGGTCCAAATCGACTAATTGCTCAAGCAAAAATACCTCACCGACGTCGTCAGTGGGCTGAATGCCTGTAACTTTGTCGACTGCTTCCTGAATTTGGCTTGCGTCAGCAGGCGAAGCGTAAGTATCAAGGGCCACGTCAAGGTATTCACCGGCCAAAGCACGCTTGCGGTACTCGTTTGAGTCCATTGCAATGCGGTGAGTCAAGCGCGGGCACTGGGAAACAACGCTTGATCCGTTGTACGGGATGTAAACATCGTCTGCCAAGCACAGTTTTGACACCATGCGGCCCAGTTGGTAGTCGTAGTAGACCTTTTTGAAGGTCGAACCACCGTAGCCAGTGTAGAAAAGCTGCTGGTCAAACTCAGGTGTGTACTCTTCCATCACCGTAGTGATCTGGTAGTTCATGAAGTCCTGCACACGGCCGGCCTGTTGGAACTTTTCCACGGTCTCTTTGCCCATGATCTGCGAACGGACAGGGCCGCCAGCGGGCATCAGCTCCTTGAAGGCCTGTGCCTGGAACTGAATGATGGCCTCGGTCAGCATTGGGTGGGTCGCGCCCGACGCGCCACGGAAGGGCTTGGTGCGCTCTTCCATGCGAAAGCCTAAAAGGTCCAGTCCCTTGGCGTACATGGACTCCCACTCGGAACGAGAACCCTTGTCGGCCTCAAACAAAGACGACACTTCAATGCCAATTTGGGCCAAGATGTCCGGCTCAATGACCGCTGCCAAGTTGCCGTAGAAGTCGACTTCCTCAGCGTCTTGCTCACCCATCTCAATGATTGCACCACCATCTTCTTCAATGATGATTTCAATGTCTGCCTGGGGTTTTGGTATGCCACCGCCGCCTATCACTACTTCTAGTGACGGCAGTTGGTTCATTGCTTTTTCGATTGCCATGTATGTTCCTTGTATGCGGGCAGGTTAATCTAGTCCCAGGTCTTGGTAAAGGTTATCTAGCTCGGTCTGTTTTTTAGTGGACTCAAGCCCCGCTTTGTACGTCTGCAGCAAAGGTGTCAAATGGCTGTCCGACTCTGCGACAGATGACGGCTTGAGGTATTTTTGAAGGAACTCAAGCACAGCGCTGTCGTATTTCTCTGGCGCGACATTGCCGGTAGCACGCCCATTGCCTTTAATCTGCGTCACAACAGGTGTAACCTCATCCAGCATTTTTACCTCTACAGTAGTCACCGGTCTATTACGGTTGTCACGTAGAGTATAGACCTCGTAGCGTCCCTCTTTGAAGCCTTGCATTTTTTCTTTTGAGTAGGTAGGGCCGCCTAGTTTGTAGCCGCCGACAGAATGGCCAAGGTACGCGCCTTCCGGAACGGTGGATTCTGGTGTCTCAAGACGTTTCCAAGCAAACCCATCAAACCCTGATTTCTTGTCAAACTGCAAAAGTGGGCTGCTGACACCCTCCGAAAATACCTTGTCCGGCACGCTCTTGCCGCTTCGTATGCGATCCGCAAGGGCCTTAAAAGTATCCTGTTCTGCAAACATCTTGTTAGCGCCTTGGACCACATCCTCAAACCGGACATTTTTAAGTTCACGCTCTGGCAAGGTCTCTAAATACTTGTTAATTTTTGCGGGATCAAACAAACTTTTTAAAGGAGGCTTTATGCCGGTGGTGTCGTAAATTGGCTCGCCTTTTTCTATGGCCGTAAGAACAGACTGAGACAGTGTTTTGGCCGGTTCCGCTTCAGGTGTAAGCCCTAAACGAGACAATATTGAGGGCTTTTCTTTAGATTTCTCAT